AAAGTTCTTAGTCATAATTGCCTCCTATTGACTAGCAAGGTTTAACGAGACCCGTTTATCGGCGCCTCTATAATATATATAATACTTTTTTTTCTAATTTAAACCAGTAGGTTTAAATTTTTTTTTATAAGCTTTTTCAAATGAGTCTTCTCTTACCCAAGCTTCTTGATTGTACCATAACCTTTTAAAATAATTATCGTAACAAGCTAAAGCAGTTTCTTCAGTAATGTCAAGATGACCTTTTACTAAGAAGAATATCCTATAAGCTTCTTTAATTTTATTTTGTTCCATTACCAATATTATACTTAGGACATAATTCCCATTTGTCTTTATCTTTAAATGAGATTATTTTTATTTGTCGTAGTGGAGCAACTGGCTGTAGTTCTTCTTTATTTTCTACAGATAATAGTCCCCAATCACTCATTAATGTTGCTATAGTATTTCTACGACCAACATCGTTTTCTTCTAGATTTGATTTTTTACCGTCGAGTAAAAAGAGCTCTTTGAAATGCACAATAAAGTATCTGCCTTGTTTGTGCAATATATGACAAGACTGATATAACTTATTATCTTTACGTGATGCCACACCAATTCGTGTGAGTGTTTCTCTAATTTTTAGGAAATCGTCCGGCTCGTTTAATGTAACCTCTAGCATATTGCTTGGAGACCACTCAACTATGTTATTTTCTTCCACCTTTAGCCACCTTATGTTTCAATTCGTTTATATGTTCAGTGGATAGGAGAGTTAAAACTTGTCGGGCTTTTTCATTACTATAGCCATAATATTTTTTAACTACATCCAAATCACTAATTTGTTCTGGTTTAAACCATTTAGAAAACCTTTTACGCTTTCTAATTATATTTATAAAAAAATCAAATTGGAGGCGATTATCTAAGTGATGATTTCTATTCATTTCATTTGCAGCTAAAACCGTGTCAGGAAAGTAAGATAACTGTCTATTAATCATATAAGATGCATATGATTTTTCAGTTATGTCATCTACCATAATATTCTTTTTAGTATAATTTATTGCATTAGCAAATTCAAACGGATTCATTATTTTAATCCTTGTTGATACATTATTTGGAATTCTTCAGTTACAGGAACAATAGTAGCATCCCACCAAGTTATAAAAGCTTGATAGTTATTATCAAAATACGATTCTTTAATAAAGTTTTCTATTTCTCTGCAATCAAAAGCAATTGAAGGTGTTATTATACTATGTGCTGATAATAATTCACACATTGCAAGTTGATTAACAAATTGGCTTAGCATTTCAATTTCCACTAAAATCATCCTTAATTTTTCTTTGCAGTATATTGTGTTCTTCTGGATTATTTCTACGCCATTCTCTATCTTTGTACCAAGTGTAAATAAGATGCCATAGTACAAAACCGAAAATAAATAAACCAAAAATAAACAAAGAAGCGTATATTATATCTTCCATATTATGCGCTTTTTAGATTTCCCCAATTTTCAACTCCACCAATATAATTTTCGTAATCTAATTCGTCTATAATATTTTGCTTTGTTAATTCAATAGTTGGAAACTTATTTAAATGTATATTATTATGATATAACTGAGGAACTGTTCTATGACCTTTTTGTTTTAAAAAATCTTTAGCAAATAAATCGTAACTTATATTTATTTCATGCCACCTAAAATCCCATGCAGCAAGTTTCTTTTTTAATTCATGACAATAATTACAGTTTTCTTGTGTATATAAAGTTAAACTAATTGAATTGAACATCTGACATTACCTCCGTTAAACATGCTACCACATTAAGCTCGTGGTCAGCTACAAATGCATTTTTATATTGATAATCAGCAAGAATTAACACCAATTGTGGAATAGATTGAGGCGCAACTTTATTATTCATCTTATCGTATAAAGCTCTAAAAATTGCGCTTGCATCTGTATCTATATTATTTACAACCCAATTTCGCATCTTTTTAAAATCTTTATTTTTCAAATGAGAGAAAAGATCATCATAATTTTTATCGCCTAGATTATTAAAGATTCCAGAATCAATAGTTCCATTAATTGAATATCTTTGTAACTCATTAAGAACTCTACGCCAATCTGGTGCAAACTTCATAATAAGATTTGCTAGTGCGCCATTGTCGCATTTAACATTTTCTTTTTCTAAAATAGTTTTAGTAAAATCCATAAATGTAGTACAGAGTTGAGCCATATCTTTTCGGCTAGTGTTAAATTCATATACACCGCATCGAGAATGTAATGGTTCAATAATTCTATTTTTAAAGTTACAAGTTAGTATAAATCTGCAATTATTTGCAAATTCTTCAATAAATCCACGAAGAGCTGGTTGAGTGGATTGCGGATTAAGATAATCCGCTTCATCTAGTATTACTACTTTATAATTAGCTTGCAACGAAACTGAAGAAGCAAATTGCTTAATTTTATTTCTTAAAGTATCAATGTTACCTTCCTCAGAACCATTGATTAAAATAAAGTCGCAGCCGAGCTCTCTACAAAGAGCTCGAGCTACTGTTGTCTTACCTAAGCCAGCCGTGCCGGTGAATAACATATTAGGTAGTTCACCACTTTCGACAGTTTTAAGGAAGGTGTTTTTTAGTTGCGTTGGCAAGACAATATCGTTAATAGTCTGTGGTCTATATTTTTCAACCCATAAAAACTGATGAGACATTACTTCTTTTCCGTTTTTTCCGCCGGTGTTTGTTCACTCTTATCTTTCATAGCATCTTCTTGTTGAATTTGCTCGCATATTTGAATGATTTGAATACACTGGTCTCTTAAACCACCAATGGTAGAAAGCTCTTCGCCTTTAAATCCACCTCTTTGTGTTACCGCATCAATGACTGCAACAACACTTCTACTTGCCTTATTTGAAAGGTCTTTTAATTGATTTATATTATCTGACATTTTACGCTCCGTAAGTTGAAGATTTTTCAAGAGCAATCCAATAAGTAACGCCTAAGCCTTTATGTTTGAATTGCGTAATTAATTTAGATGATATTTCGACGTCATAATCACCTGCTAATATTTTGATATTAGAAATGTTTAATATAAAGTTAAAGACAGCATCTTCTTTAAACTCTCCATCTATATCAATAGAAAAAGCATTTGATGTTGCATTTTGGTTTTCAACTACTGATAAACTTAACACTCCATCTTTAGCTTTAATTGATACTTCACTATGTCCTAAAGTTGATGCAGCTTTTTTAAGTTTATTTAAAGTATCATTATCCAGTACGAATTTAACGTCTGGTTCTGGCATAGTAACATCTTTAGTAGGAGATGTTAAAGTTTCTTCAGCTGCATAAAAGTATTTTACTTTAGATCTGCCAGATGAATCTGAAACGACAACAAAATCGTCTTCAAATTTTAAGCTTGGAGCGTTAACTAATCCCATAACTCCAATAAATTCATTTAAATCGTATATGCCAAAGTCTTTTGTAAATTCTTCAGCCACTTCAGCAGTAGCTACTACATTTCTTGCTTCACTAATAGTCTTAAGAGTTGTCCCTTGTTTAATCAAAATATTTTGATTAATACTAGAGAAATTTCTAAGAACTTGTAAAGTGTTTTCACTTAGTTCCATAATAAACCTTCCTTTTTTAATTTTATAGTATATTGTATCATACTTTTGTGAGTTTGTAAACAATTATATTTTAATCTTAGAGAAATTTCTATCTTTTACAAATTCTATTTTTGTTTCAAACTTACCATCTAGTATGTCTCCTTTATGAGAAATTATAAACGTATTGGTATCATTATCTAATGTATGTAAAATCTTTAATAGATTTTCTATTCCATCGTGATCTAATGATGAATCAAACGTTTCGTCCAATATCAATAAGTTAGTTGATACTGAGTTTTTCATCTTTGCTATTTGACGCCATGTAAATAACAACGATAAATCTATTCTTTGTTTTTCACCTTCACTAAAAGATTCATAAACAAAATCATCTCTGTGTCTTGATCTGATCGTTTCATTAAAATTTTCATCTAAATCAAAATGTACGAAAAAATCTAGAACTTGTAAATATTGGTTAACAAGTTTATTAATTACTGGTAAATACTGTTTTATAATCTTAGTTTTAATACCAGTATCTCTTAACATTTCTGCTAACACGCCATTATAATTAAATTGTTCATTAATTTTTAATTTTTCTTCAAACAATTCTTCTTTTTCTGAATTTAGGTTTGTTAGTTCAGTTCTTGCTTGATCTAAATCTGTTGCAACTTCTTCATCTAAATATGATCTTAAATCACTATTACTTTGATTAAGTGATGAAATTTCTCTATTGTTAGCATTAATAGAATTAGTTTTTTCTCTAATATGGGCCATCAATTGTTCTAAGTCATTAATGGTGTTTTGCAATTGGTCTTCTTTATTATGAATTAAATCCAAAGTACTTTTTAATTGATAAGCTTCGTTTTTAGTATCAGATATAAGTTTATCTTTATTTGCAATTGTTTGCTCGCACGTTGGACATGTATCATTTTTTTCTAAAAACATTCCACGTTTTGCAATCGTTTTCATTTGTTGTTTTACTTCTGCAGTTTGTGATATAATATCGTTCTTTTGCTTTTGTAATTCTTTATATTCACTGTCACTATTATTATCTTCTAAATCTTTAGATAAACTACTGTTTTCATTTTGTAATTTTAGTATTTTTTCTTCAGCTGTTTTTATCTGTTTTTGATACTTCTTTTTATTTTCTTCAGTTAAAGCTGCAATATCTCTTATATACTTTTCTTGTTGTTCTAACTTGCTTTTTATTATATCTGTAGTGCTAGTAATTTTTTGTATTTTATCTCGTAATGTTGAATTTTTCTCTTTGAGAATAACGTTCATCTTAGAGAATATATTAATGTCCAGAAGATCCTCAATGACATCCCTACGATGTCCAGCATTGAGCTGCATAAAAGGAATAAACGATGAAGAACCTAGCACTACAACTTGATGGAAACTCTTATGGTTGAGTTTCAGGATGTTTTGTTCAAGAATCTTCTGGTATTCATTAGCGTGCGATGACTGGTTAATCATTACACCATCTTTCCATATTTCAAATACAGTAGGTTTTATACCTCTAATTATTTTAAAGTTAGATGAACCTATAGCAAATTCTACTTCAACTACAGTTTGTTTTTGATTAATAGAATTAACAAGTTGGCTTTTCATAATTTTACGATGAGGTTTACCAAACAAAGCAAAAGACATGGCATCGAGTACTGTAGACTTACCTGCGCCATTATGTCCAACTACTAATGTAGATTTATGGTCATTAAGAGATATTTCAGTAAATGTGTTTCCAGATGATAGGAAGTTTTTATAACGAATAATTTTAAATAATATCATGCTATTTCTAGTGCTTGCGCCTCTGTCATTAGTTCTCTCATTTGAACTTTAATTTTATCTTTATCTAAATCAGTATCAACAGCGTCAATGTACGTATCAACTATTTTAGTGGTATCTTCAAATTTCATATCTGCATCATTAACATTAGCACCAATAAATTCATTAAAGTTTTCAGCAATCTTTAATTCATATATGTCTTGATTTTGTATATTATCAATAAATCGATCGAAAGTAAAAGGGTCTTTCTTATTCACTACTACTACTTTTACAAACTTTTTTGAAAAATCTTTATTATAAGTATTATAATCTATTTCTTCATCATTGTAAAGGACTTTTTCAAATAAAGTGTTATTATTTTGTATTTTTTCTATTTGTCTAGTTTCAGTATCTAATATGTGAAAATATTTAGGGTCATGCGCATCAGACCAAAAAAATTCCATTTGACTTCCAAGATACCAAATGTTATCTCTTTTTGATCCTACATGGTAATGTCCTGTTAAAACCATTTCAAATCTTTTAAATATACTTGGATCCATACCATGATTGTTAGTTATTCCTCTCATCATTTCAAATCCATTTAATTCAAGGTGCGCACCAATCCAATCAGCTTTACAATCTCTTATAAAATTCATGCATTGTTCTTGATTATCACTACAAATCCATGGAACCAATCCTATATCTAAAGAGCCGTATTTCATAACTTTAGGTTCCATTATAATGTTAACTTCATTCATATAATGACCTAAACATTCTTTTAATGAATTAAGCTCGTTTGTATTTTTATAATAAGTATCATGATTTCCTGGAATAATATCCATAGACATACCACGTTTTCTTAACTCATCTAAAAACACTCTACGATTATGATTTAACGCTTTAAAATTAACAAACTTACGATGGTCATAATAATCGCCAAGATGCAATATTTGTTTTATATTTCGCTTTTCACATTCCGGAAAAAATATCTTTGAGAAGAAAGTTCCTGCATTATCCAGAAATATTTCGGATGAGTTTCTAATACCAGTATGAGTATCGTTTAATATAGCTATTTTCATTGCATAAACTCGCTTAAATCTGAATCAGCTATTTTAGATTTTCTTTTCTTTTTTTCTTGTTTAACAAGTTCTTTTACTTCAAAATCTGTTGTTCTAACTCTTGCAATTCTATCTTTTAAAGTATCAACAAAATGAGCTGCAGTATTAGCTGCAACATCTTCATTACCAACATCAACAAAACTATCGATACCTGATTTTGTTAAGTATTTTAATTTAATCTCTTGTTGTTTCTTTTCTTTTGTTATTCTTCTTAAAAAGGCATACCAAGTTATTTGTGTAAAGTACGCAAAAGCGTTTGGTTTACCTGTTCTTGTTGCTGCTTCTAAATTATAATTGCCAATTGCTTTTAAACAGTTTTCTACCGCGTCCATTACCATTTCTTCTCGATAAGTATATCGTATAAAATTAGCTTTGTGAGATAGTCCTTCAGCAATTTTTAAAAAACAAGTTGCAATATAATCAGGAACTGTTGGAATTTTAGTTTCATCTTTTTTAGCAGCATCTACTTTCTCAACGTATTCAACGACTGCTGTAGAAAAATCTAAGTTATTAACATAATGTATACTTTTTTTACGTGCCATTTTTTAACCTTTCATAATATATTATACAATACTTTTATGCAAAAGTAAACGATTATTTTTATCTCTTATTTGTAAAAAAACTTGTTTACAAACTCACAAAAATAGTTTATAATAAAAGAGTATACGGGGAGGGAAGGAATATACCCTTAATGGTAAGTTTTGTCTCTAGGTTTAAACTTTATTACGTTTCCTTTATCTGA